AAAGTTATGTAATGGTCTTGACAATCAGAACCAATATAAACTAATTCAGCATTTTTCTTAAAAACAAAATATCTTTTTCTTAATCTTTTTTTATTACAATGACTACAAGTTAATTTATGGTTTGGAGTTAAATCACCTACATCTTCTTTAAAACTTCTTTGTACCCAAATATCTTTACCAACTTTTTCAACAACACCTAATAATTCATAATCAGGATTAATTTGAGTTTGTGTTTTAATTTTATAATGAAACTCACACATTTCTCTTTTGCCTCGTGAATCTTCATACTCAGTTAATTTATATTCTTTACTAATTATTTCTGTTTCAGGTAGATTTAATTTTTTTAACTTTTTATTAAGTCTTTTCAATCCCCTGTTGAACTCACGATTTTCTTCAACTAGAACAGTTTTATTTAATATTATTTCTTTAATTTGTTTCATTTTTTCTCCTTATT